GTCAAGCCACACGCAACATTAAAAGGAATAGGATCACTATCCCTTGGCCTTTCGGTCTTTGGATACTCCTGTTACTTAGTTGTTGTAACGCTTCCTGCCTTAGTCTTAACTGACGGTAAAACCGTTAGTATTACTCGAGTAAACTCCCGCCATAACTGTAGCTGAGCATTATCTATTCCAAATTTTGGAGCTGTCTCTAGAGGTCGTTCGAAAAGAACGTCTCCAGATCCGGCTTTATTAATAGCCCGTAATTGGGCCAAAATTGAAGAATAAATAGTGAACGGCGTTCTGTTATATCGGATTGCCCGAATTGAATACGTCAATGCGGTAGCGTCTTTGACGAAATTAGACCGAGGTACCTCAACTAGTAATTTAACTAGTCTAGAGATATCAAGGAATAATTGCCGTCTAAACGTTTCGATTTTCGTAAACAATTGAGGTGGTACCACTAAATTCGTAAGTTTACCTTGCTCTATTTCCTTCCAATTTGGAGTCTGTATTGGGAAACTCTTTGGTCGAAGCTTGAAAGCTTCTTCAAAGTCTTTGGCCGTAAGGTCAAAGTATGGTTCCCAGTTCTCAACGTAAGTAGATATAGAAGTTTGATCTTGGTTTGGAAGAACTCTTTCGATAAAGGTCTGAAGGAATGGCGAAAACGCCATTCTCTCCAGAACCCTATTCGTAGTTTGTTCTCCTACTTCCTTGATCACTACAGCAGATGAAACCCAATTTTTCAATTTGGTCTCGATCCGCGGTAGGTACTTCTTAATCATTACGTTTTTGAACTCTTTCAATACTAACTCTAAAGTAGAAGTAGATAGCATGGGGTTACCCTTACTGAATAAAGCAGTTGTAGCTTCATCACTATCCGGAAGATGATAAGCGAACATTAAGGCTCGAACTTTCGAATTCAATTTTCCTATGTGTTTAAACATAGTAGATCTTACTCGATAGCCAAACCCTAAGGCTTTCAGCAATGCTGGGAAAGTAAGATGATATTTTCTTGCAAAAGAAATGGCATCAGGTAAGTAGTACAACGCAGACAAGAACTCTGATAAAGGAACTGGACTAATATCCACTCCTTTATATAGGGTTCGTTTCGCAAATTCAACTACACTCTTATTGTAAGAGAGTAGCGATTTTGCTATTCCGCATTCTACACCTAGATCCGCCAAGACTCGTAGATACGAGTCCTTAACTTTTGGGTCGAAGATTACCAAATCATCACCCAACACTGCGTATCCGCTATACCACTCCTTAACACTATATCCTGACTCCCACGCCGCCACCTGTACCAACAGATGGTGAGTGAGAGCCAGCATGGCCCAACTCGAAAGAGCACCCATCGGTTGCCCGACAGCATATTTTAATGGCTGTGCGGGTATTCCCAATTTTCTATTTTCAGGTAAATAATAGGTTCGACCAACAAGTAGTCTAGCCCATTGAACTGCAAAATCTTTATTTATTAAAGATTCTAGCAGCTTTATCTGTATAGAAATCGGAAGCCGATCGGTTGCCGCCGATAAATCTAAAGAGAATGCACATGAAAACTTATCTATCTGTTGATAGACAGGTTTCATCTGGTCGAATGTACCATCAGTACTAATGTACCGAAGAGTATCAAACAACCAGTTGTGAAGTGGTTCCAGGGCCCATTGGGTCCAGGCATCACACATGGCAAACACTCTAATTTTACCGGCCGGCTCGTGTTTCAGAGCCAGGGCACCTAATGGAATATTATCCATTGAAGGCATAATGTTAATTGGAAGTGAGACTACTGCCTGGAAGATCCGCATTAAACCTGGGAATGGTACTTTCGTACCCTTCTCAAAGTATTTAATGAAGAATTCCAAGCAATCTTTTAGTCCGTGGTAACTATACGCTCTCGCGCTCAACAACAGGGCAAAAGGGGTTGTAGAAACCATACCTTTGGCTACCCCCGGTGCCGATTTAATAATCGGTCGTGGGGTGATACCTCGTGCTTCTAGAGGAAGAACTTTATTCTCCTGTTGAATTTTGCTAATTAACTTAACAAAATTCGGAATATGGCGCACTACGGTCCAGTATAAACTACCGGCTCGCAGTGAACCCTTAAAACCATCTGTGATGGTTTCAAGTTTTAATTTCCCAGGGAATTCTAGAACTCTATAGAGTGCTAGCAAAGTCATGATTAATTTCATGATTTGAGTATTTTCCTCCATACGCACTTGGTAACGCCATTGGGCTGGAATTATCCGAGGCATCCCGGCTTTTGTCCGAGATGGCCGACACTTCAATTCAGAAGCGTCATGCAGTCTCATCTGTCCCAACGATTGTTGGAACAAGACTTGACATGCTTTAAGATAATTTACTAACCCTTTCATCCCGTTATGTTTGTAGAGATGCGAGCATTTTCTAAGGAAGGCTAGCATTACGCTAACTTTGTAAGAAGAGATCCGTAAACCGATAACTTCCGTTAATCTTAAGAATAACGAAAGCAAGGCCCCTTTAGCTTTTACACTAAAGGTATCATTAATGCTATTTGTAGACACTGCCACTGACGCTGAAACTCTATTCGTTAGAATATGTTTTAGCTTTAATAGTTGTTGTTTAGTTTTAAACATGATTATTACAGTGGGCCCTCCCTTGGGGAACCTGTTTCCGAAGAAACTTTACGGTCCAATCCCGCAGGCCTAGGTGGCCGCCGTCAGGGTATTACCCCTTTCGACCAAATGTATGAGTAGCTCTCGGATAACTAGTCTTTTGACTACGTTCTCCCTTAGTACCATGCATGGTTACCAGTGACTGCCTTAAAGGCTGGGGAGCCGGAAAACTTGCTTGATTAAAACCAAGTAGCCATTCCGTCTGCCATACCTTTATTCAGGTGATAACGTTCTTAATAATTAGTAATAGTGTCGTACTACGCTCACTACTACACCCTTCTCCTACTACAGAGTTGGGAATTAGTTATTAAGGTTTCTTCGCACAGAGGTTAGGATACTAGTGCCTGATTATACTAATCAGTGCCTGGTATACTGTCCTCATACAGGTTAAGTGTTTCTCAAATGAGACATTAAACTTCGGTTTTCCCCTCGCGGGGAGCCGCAGATATACAGGATCACTTACCGTTAGGTAAGCTTAGCTAGAACTTCCGCCTATTTACAGGTGATTCTTATGAATTTCTTCATAAGGAGTACCTAAGACGTTTTAACTTCTTTCGAAGTAGCCTTACCCCCTATAAGGGTGGAAGTCTGCACTCGCAAAGAAAAATTCGTTAATTAAATTAATAATCGTGGAATTTATCAGTGCAAGTCCTAATTTGGGTTGGGGAACATCCTCAGCATACGCAGCATTAAACTACAATATACGTCAACGAACGTTGACTTCTCACGAAGTCTTAAAGAGCCTTGCGG